TCTCGTGCTACCGTGTTGAACTGTTCGGCTAGGTAATTGATAGCGTCGATGTTCTCACCCTCTTGAAACGGATGGTTGTCCCCAATGATACTTAAAAAGTTACTGAGTACGTGATAGTACGACTGACCGTATGGTTTATTCATTACCGCAGCCTTAGCCATAGCTCTTGTCACTCCGTACTTGAACCATTCGGATGCTATGTAACTCTCACTTGACTGCTCCTTCAACCGTTCGTACACAAGGTCAGCAATGTACTGATACATATCTCCTACTGGTTGGTCAGGTACAAGGTTGCAGTGCTTGGCGTGACGTGTATCCCGTAATAACAAATGTAATATCTGCATACCGTTGTTGCTACAGTCCATACGCACAGGAAAGTGAGACACGTAACCATATCCCTCTTTTGTAAACTGTTGATACTCAAGACAAAACGCTAGGAATCCAAACGGTTCACTTGCTTCCATCCACCAGTCGTTAGTCATCGGGTCTTCTGCTGTTTCAAGAAACCACTTCTGATGTTTACCTACCCAATTCAACCGCTCTTCAATGCTTCCCTTGATACCCCACGCATTAGCTCCGTGGATCAACAGTCTTTCAAGGTCGTCTTCATCCACAACCTGTTGACCATCACCGAATAACAAAAGACCACGTGCTAAGTCGTTACCCTGCGGATGAAGATAAGCGGGCATATAATATACCCTGCCTCTGTAATCAACACGTGCCGGAAAGTAAACGTCGTCCCACTCCTTATACTTCTTAGCTAGGTGTAATATCTTGGCGTGTTGTAGCCTTTTGCTACGGTTACTCTCATTGCGTCGTCGTATCTTGTCCTGTTTAAACTTCCATTCACGTAATTCTTCAGGTCGTTCGTGTCCGTTCTCAAGATACGGTTGAAGTGGTATCTCATGGAAGTCAAAGACACGTTCCAATTCGTAACACTTTAGAGCAATATCTAAAATCTTCGTGTTAATTTTCCACTTCACCTGCTGAATGTTATTCACGGACACGTAAAGATTCTTCATGCTTGCGAACTCGTAGTTGCTACCGTTCGGTCGGTTCATTACAAACGGATCGTTAAAGCTTTCGTATCCTCCGCTGTAAAAGTCTACCCAGTCTCTCGGTTTTGTCGGCAACGCCATACGCATCGGATCTAACATCTCTTTCCACGTGTCAAACCTTCGTACCCAATCACTGAACTGTGCAGACAACGTAACGATCTTTCTTTGCTTCTTCCCGAACCGTTCCATCCGAAATTCTATCAGTCCCGTGTGTCGTTCGATCTCTCCCAATAACCACGCACCCAACGATACCTTCAGCCGGGTCTCCCAACACGTAAACCGTCGGTTATTCTTTTCAACCGTGTAAAACCGTTGCATCTTTGACCGTTTACTCTTCGGCTTTTGAACGCTGTACATCTTATTCTTAGCTACGGTGTGTTCAGCTACCCGCTGTCGTGCTATCTCCTCAAATGCTTTACCTACTTCCGATGCCAACCTACTAAAGTGACGGGTCTCTGCGTACATCTTATCCAACACCGTCTTCAAAGCTATCTGTGCAACCATTTGAGGATGAAAGTCTGCGATGTAACACAACCAAATAGGCATGGACGGACTGTCGTCACTAACAAATCGGTTAAAGAAGTCTTCAATGGGGTCGGCTAGTTGTGGTGCAAGCTTACTTAACACACGCTTACTGCTGTCCATCTCACTACCACGCTCACTCTCCTTGTAGAACTGCTGGAACTGGCGATAGGTAGCTCGTCCCCATCGTTTCATCTCGGCTTCAATTGCGTTCACTTCTCGTTTATATGATTAAACCACACTTTCGGACGAACACGAGGAGTCTCGGATCGTACAATATTTAAGTGCTTGTCGTAGGTCAGTTCGTTCTGTCCCCAAAACCAGTCCCAACCTTGATTAACTAGCTCAACGATCGTCAGACTTTCGTCGTAGTCAATCATTGTTTGCTCCTCGTGTTCGTCCGTGTCTTCCATCTCTCAGTCTAGTTTGTTTGTTTATCCGTTGTATCTGTACCTTGCATCCTCTTTATATGCGGACGCGTACAAATCTATCTCAACATCTTCAACCTCAACGATCTCAATTTCTAGATGCGGATATAAGTTCTCTTTTCGCCTGCCCATTGACTCAGTAAATTCTTCAACGCTCTTGTAGTAAGTAGTCGTCTCTGTCTTCGTTTCGTTAGGGTTCTCGTTGTGTATGTAAGTAATCTTTTTTCTCGGTGTCATATTAATTTAGTCCTATGGTTTTGTAGTTATTAATCATCAAAGTCAACACTATTGACCAGTGAATCTTATCTCCTTTTATAATGTTATCTTTCTCCCATAACGGTTGTAAGTTTTGGTAGTTAAAGCATAGTTTCTGATGGCTCGGTTTAGTCAGGTCAAAGAACGAACACGGAAGGATGTGATCGATATGCCAACCACCTCTACCCATGTTATCCCAAGTCATACCATCGGTGAACTGTGATTCTAAATGGTCACGTAACTCATCAATAGTACACCCAACTAACTGCATAGACGACGCAACCTTTGTTCCTTCAGTGAAACCATGTTTAACGGCTTGTAATATTCTGCTGCCAATGATTCTACGAAGTTTTTTATTAGGGTCTTTATAATACTCACGAATCCTCTTATTGATTCGCGTCCTATTTTTTCGTTGGTATTCCCTAGCTTTTTCCTTGTGTTCAGGCTGTTTTCTTAATCTCAAAGCGTGTTGCTTGCGTCTTATAATGTAATCAACATCTTCTTTTCGAGTGTGATGTAATTGTTTTTGATACTCTCTCAAGCGTTCCCTGTTGCTCTCTCTAAACAAACGATCTGCTTCTCTTATCTTATCTCGGTTCTCTTCTCTGTATCTAGCACGTTCTTTTGTTATTTTATCTCTGTTATTCTGATAGCGAACCTTGAAGTACTGCTTTAACTTATCTTTATTTTTCTCCCTATACATCTTGTCACTTTGTTTTTTAAGTGCGGAACGATAAGAATCTTTCTTCAATCGTTGTCTTGAAAGTTTTTGTAATTCACGTGTTCTTTCAACTTTATCAATAGTACCCCAGTTTTCGTGATTACCTAGTTTATTCGGTTTGGTGTACCATTTTATATAGAAAACACCTTCGTATTTTTTGTTAGGGTGTTTGTCACCTAACCCATAAGTACCTCTAGGTTTACCAGTCTGCAAAATAGTTTGATTGATCTTACCCTTTTGCTTACCGTCTTCGTGTATTGGTATCATGACCGCACCTCATCATTTTTTACGGACACGTACAAGTCATGTCGTTCGTTGTTTACCTTGTCAAGTAGCTTCTGCAATTCTAGATAAAGAGGGAAGAATCGGTTATCTGGATCTATAAAATCCCCTCCCATCTCGTTTTGGTGAATGTAAAACATAAGTTCCTCGATCATGACAGTCGGTTCTAGTGTGGTTTCTTTAGTCATGATAACAGCTCCTCTTCTATTTCTTCCGTCCATCGCTTAACTTCCCAGTCAATCTCTTTTAAAGATTCTATCTTTTCGTCTGCGTAGTGGACGTTGCCGTGATGCCGGTTAAACTCTTTACCAACGGCAACTAATGTACGACCACGTAAAGCGTAGTGCATACTTAATTGTCGAGCCATTACTGGCATCTTGTGTTTGTCTCTACTTTCAATATCCTCAACGGACACATTAAGAGTTTTTGCTACGGCTTCTTTTATTTTTATTAGTGGTATTTTTTTCATTTTATCGGTTAGGTTGAGTTTCATATATCGGTTTTCTTTTTATTGGTTGGTTTATTAATCGGAATACAACATTGAAATGAATAGGATCGCAATGAATACTAAACAGAGTAGTGTTATCATTGACATTGGTCGGTTTCCTTCTGTTCGTTGTTAATAGGATTATCGGTTGATTGTCTTATGCACCCCTCTTTGATGTTGTAATTACTCGGAAAGCATAGATCACTTAGGCACTCTACGCATATATCCTCACCCTCTTTGTCAGTGCCTTGCAAGGTTAAGCCGCAGTGTTTGCAGATAGGTTTATTCACAACCAGCAGTAACTTTCTTACCGTCTAACCACACCTGCACATCATAGACTTCTTTTGATAGACTGCCGCCGTCTCCTTCTATTATCTTTACAGCTTCTATCTCAGCCGTTGCCGGATCCGGTGCGATTATATTGGTTGACTGGTAGCGTTTACCTTTCCAGTAGTTTAAAACGGTTAGGTATTTGATTTTGTAATTATTCATTTTTATTTATCGGTTAAGCATTAGAGTTCTGCCACAAAATGGGCAAGGTGATCCGTCAATCGGACAAGACAAGCCTTCATCACTCGGGCACAAGTCAATAGGATGGTGATCGGTTAGCTTGCCAGAGTTGCAACCAACGGTTAAGAGTAAGCTAGTGATAAGTATTAGTTTATTCATCGAGTAATTGCTTATGGTGAATATCGATAAAGATATATTGGTGATCTAGTGAACGGAACCATTCTAAGAAGTCATCAGGTTGCAAGTCATCAGGAATGTCTAATTCCATATCGTTTTCAATGCACCATTCCTTTACAACTGGTATCAGGTTAACATCACGATTACTAAAGACATATATATCATCCTCACAGCTGTGTTCTCGAATAGTTAAAACAAGTATTGGTTTCATGGTCTTAATAATCTAAGCCTTTCCTTTTTAACATTTCACTAAATCGGACAAGTAAATTGCCAAAGTGTAAAACATCCTCAGTTGTAATATATTGTTCAAACGCAAGATGCCGTAATGTCTGATAGTTAAAACAATCTTCATTCGCACCAAATAGGCTAGGTTTGAATTGCCATTCATCAGGTACGATTTCATCCGTTTCAAAGGTTAGGTAATCGCAAACAGCAAACAACCATCCCATGCAATTGCCCCAGTGATCGCCATCGTTTGTAGCCTTAAATTCGTTTTGTAAGTCTTTATTCATATAAGTTTTTCCTTTCGTTTTTAATTAGCATCCGTGTAAATCATACACCAGATAAGTAATAGCCATGCACCCAGTGCCAATATTGGAGAGGCAAGCAAGTAGAGCAGGAAAGTCTTTTTAGATGTCTTTGGCATATGGCGGTCAAGTGAATCGTTTTCGTTTTTCATAATGTTCTTACCTTTCATTTTCCATGTATTGCTCATAAGAATGATAACCAGTCAAGGCATACAATACACTTTCCATAGTTTCTAAAGAGTAACCATTTAAACAAGTTACTAGCTTTAAGCTTTCTTCACTTGCTATTTCATAGTTAACAAGTAAATCCCAGATTTTATTTAGCTCTTTGTTCATATTCTTATCCTTTCAATATGTAATAAGTTGAATACCCTTGCTTTTCATATTTAATAAAACACTTAGATATGGCTTGCTGTCTATTTCCGTCTATACCGTCCCCTTGCCATTCAAAGCCATAAGTATTGTGAGCTTTTGCCCTGTAATGTAATTGCTTTGTAAAGGGGTGCTGTTCCTTTGTTACTTCTATAAATAATGTCATAATATTATCCCTTTGTACCGATTGAATTAATCAAATCTTGTTTCCACTCGTAAACTAAACCTTTTTCACTTTTGTTAGGTAATTGCACTTGGCAAATAGGTTTTAATCCAGTTTCCTCTTCTATCCAGTTGGATACCATTTCCTCAATATGATTGAATCTGTGATCGTATCCTTTTACTTTTCTTTTACTATTCTCTATAGATGTACGATAGGATACCCTTGAGCCGTTTCTATCGGTGGCAGAATGATATTTACAAATGATTAATAAGTTTTGATTGATAGGTTTTTTCATAAGTAGTAATGTTTTAATGTGTGTGTGTTTGTAGTATTAAGAAAGTAATTCGCTTGTATGATCGCAATAAATATCTTCATCGGATTCATTGACACAACCTAATCCAACGATTGCCCAGCCATCTTTCATGTTGTGCATCATTGAATAGTAAATTTCTTGCAAGTTGTCTAAGACAGCAGAAAAGCTTAAGCAAGAGCCGTCTTCAGTAATAAAGAATAAACGATAAGAACCGGGAAAAGTATACTCTCCCGCACGCAAACAAGCTTTTAATTTATTGATGCTGTCAATTTCTCTGTAATGTCTTGCAACGTCCTTTCGTACTAATTGCAAGTTGTCGTTTCGATAGGCATTACCTTCAAATGTGTAAAACTTTTGTGTTTCGTCTGAAGGGTGGAATGATTTTAAGATATTCATAAGTAATAATAGTTTTTTTTGTGAGTTGATTGATGTTTGTTTAAATCTCCCGGGAGCTTTCGTCGAACTTTAAGAGATGCCTCATGTAAGACTCGATTAACTCGATTGTGTTAGTCATATGAGCATAAAGACCAAAGGTATCGCATACATAGCAAAACTTTTCGTCTTCATCTTGCCATTCTAAAGCGTGTTTTAATGTGATTGTCTGTAAGATTTTCATAAGTAATAAGAGTTTTTTTTGAGTTGTGTGTTTGTATTAATGATTAAAGCAGGTTTCTCAAAATATTTTTAAGTGATTCTGTGTCATTTGTTTTAGCTAATTGCAAGACGATTGATACAGCTTGTCTTTCGTCTTCACCTTTGAGCGATTGATCCGCCTGGATAACTTTTAAGTTTTTAATCTTAAGAGATGTAACTTCGATTTGCTGTTTTAGATAGTTCAAGCGCTCTTCATTTTGATCAATAGTGGATTGCAACCTTTCGGCTGTATGAAGTGATGGATAGTTATGTAGAGTTTTCATAGTAATTTAGAGTTAATAATGATGTGAGCCTATATAGTAAATTATGTGTCAAGCCCGATTTAAAGGATAGTGCAATAAGATTGTGCAACTGTTCAAGTTTTGCTCTTTAATTTATTTTGTAACTGTATTGAATAACAACGATTTACGACTATTTTCACGATTGTGAATAACTTTTTTTCTTATACCCTAAAATTTACATTTAAAGCGACAAGTTTTGCTGTAAGTACTAACAATACCAATGATTTACAACACAGCGGAAAGTGAAAGTGTAGTGTTTAAGCGGGTTTCAAGCTGAAAAGACTAGATGATCGTTTCTGATCGTTTATGATCGTTTGTGATCGTTTTAATGACGGGTCGAAGCGAATAAAAAATACAAACTAACGCATCAACTTATCATTCTATCATGATATCAACTGACGCAATTTGACAGCATGATCTGTTGATTTGCGAACGATAGGCTAACAATAGCTAAACATGAACTATTCTGCTGTAAACTATTTACTTTCTAAAAAAGAGTAGACATAACCCCCGTTGTATGAGTAATAAAGAAATCTTAAACTACTGGTAATCAGTGACTTAAGTTTACTATTAGCCTTGCTTACCTATCTATTAATAAAAACTTATCAAAATGAGCCCCGCCAGTAGTAAAAATCTAGGGGTGGCTCGGGGGGTAAAAACGACCGCGTATATAGCGTCAGCCGTTCAGATTTTTTCAACCAATTTCTTAAAAAGAGGGGCTGATCAGGTCGTCTAAGTCGTCGTCTTCGTCTAGGTCTTCCGGGCTAAAAATGATCTCAGCGTCTGTTAAAACGGTCAGTTTAGCGAACTCTAACACGCCGACTATGGTCTGATCGTTGAGGTCGTACTCTTGTTGATACCGTCGTATGAGGTTATCTAAATCAAACATAAGAGCGTCAGTCTGGTCGTTGTTCGTCATCGCTGTTAACTACTATACTAACGTTATATTGTTTAGTAAAGCGTTAACAATCTATTTGCTTTAATTTAGGTGTGTCATTTTGTACCGTATTTTTATTCATTCATTAACAACAACTTACAACTCTAGTCTTGACACTCGACCTGTAATGGTTACTAAATGGTATAATGCCTAGCGGAGCGTTAGTCGTACTAATTGTACGCTTTAACTTACACAGTTTAACTGTAGTACTTCTTCATCAAAACAACTAACAACAACGGACACTCTATAATCGTCGTCGTTATAATCAGTTGTTTAAAAAGACTCAGATCGGACTCGCTCCGCTCATCCTACTTCGTTCTTTCGTCTTTTTCGTTTTAACTTACATCTATATAACGTTTCGTTATTATCGTCGTCTTCTTTCTAACGTCTTTAAGGATAGGTGTGTTTATAAATAAACCATAAGAACGATAACGATAGTAGAGTACATATTAGAGTTATTAACGAACAACGTGAGTAATAACGATGAGAACGTAGTGAACATATATGTGTATTTAAACTAACTACTTCATCACAGTTATAACAGACATTAATTACAGTATAAAAGAGTTTGTTATCTTAAGTAAGAGTTGTTATCGGAACGAAGTGAAGTAACAACGATGATGAGCGTTAGTGAATCACGTCCAAAGCATCGCTTTATCACGTTTACGTTTATAGAAGCTATCAGTAAACTTTGTTAACTCTTCTTGTAGTAGTTCTTGTTTTCTATCGTACATATTCTTGTTAACATC